CTCCCCTCCTGCTTCGCCTTCGTCAGGCTTGCAGCGTAGTAGGCACCTTCAACCACGGTTGCGTATGCACCTTCCCAGATATGTTCGTACTGATCCGGCCGCTCTTGTAAGTCTCTCTGCCGGTCCCGCTCCAGCTTTGCCGGGAACTTCGGGTTGTCCCGCCAATTCAGCTCAACGACCTTGATTCGCGGGTCTTTGCTGTTGGCGAACCTCTCCACCGCTGCGGACTTGCGCTTGCGGTTCCACGTCACCCAGAGTTCAGCGTTCCAACCCTCCCCTTCTTCCCGTAGCGTGGGGATCAGGATCGTGAAGGCTTCATCAGTAACCGGCTCAGCCTCGTCCACCCAGCACAGGAGGATTCGGCCCTTGGACTTGATGCTGGCGATGTTCCGATCAAGACCGGCAAAGGCGAAGTTGATCCGCCCGTCACGGCTCCTGATGTACTTGTCGCCTACCTCGTAGTAAGCCTTGAGGAACGGCTCGTCCTCAATCGCCCGTTTGCACTCCTCAAGCGAGGAGTCCTCCAGGCTGTTCATGAACTGGCGAGCACACAGCAGAATCCCGCTGATCCCCGCCTTGCCGTAGATGTAGCCCTTGACGGCAACCATCTTGGCAAAGCTGCGGGTCTTGGCTGACCCTCGCCCGCCGTGCGCTCCTCTTACGTCAGCCTCGCCCGAAAAGACCGGGATTAGCTTCTTGGGGAGCTTAATCTGTGCTGTCGTCAAGAGCCGCTAGCTCCACGCGGCTGATCGTTTCCATCGGGCCGCCATCCTTGCCAGTCAGTTCAACCGCCTTGGTTTCGCGCCACTGGCTAGGCTTTCGGTTCTTCAGCCAAAAGATTGCCGCAGTCGTGTCAGGCGGGTAGTACTTGCGGATCGGTGTTTGAACGATCTCCCCACCAACGACACGGATGTCCACCTCGTCATGCTCGTAGCCGTTCGCCCTGGCATAGAGGCTGCGCTCTACCCGCTCGTCTGCCGTGTCCTTCCCCGCTTTTAGGGCCTGACAAAACTCCTCGTTCTCGGCCTTCCAGCGGTAGACGGTGCGGACCTCAACGCCGAAGAAGTCCGCAACCTCCATGTCCGTTGCTCCGAGCTTGCACAGCTTCTCCGCCTGCTCTATGTACTCCGGCTTGAACTTGCTCGGTCTGCCTGCCATGTGTGCGAATCCCTCTCGGGTTGTTCGCGGTCACTAACTTAGTACCGCTTGGTTAAAACGCCACGATCAGATTGACCTTTGCGCCCGTTCCGCTGATGGCCGTCACGTTGCCTCGGACCTTCTGATAGCGGTCTTCGCTGGTGAAGCTGTCGCTAGAGCTTGTGGTTGCCAGAGTGAGAGTGATCGTGCCAATCGTGTCCCAGGTGTTGCCCTCGTCGTTCGATCCCTGGACGGTGATCGTTGCCGAGCCGGCGCCGGAGCTGGTCGTTCCGTTGGCCTGGTAGGTCTTGGTCTTGCTGATGCCGTTCTCAGTGGTTCCAGCGCCAGTTGTCGTCTTCTCGCGCAACAGGGTGAGCGTTGCAGTGTCGAAAGCTGCCATGTTTCTTCCTTTAGGGCTGGATCACAGGATGTCGTTGAAGGTGGCGATGAAGTCATCCGCCATCGTCTCGTATGCAGCCTGCGTCATGTGGTTGGTCCCATCGGTGGAAACGCCGGTCTTCCACGTCCCATCTGCATTGCCGTAACGCTGAAGGGGGGAGAACCAGCGCACGCCCAGGCTCTGGACCCAAGTCTCAAAGGCCGACAGGTAAACCATGTTCCCGGCAGTCATCCCACCGCGAGGAAAGGCAGTGAAGATCACCGGAACCGTTCCCAGCGTCTTGCACCTCTGGAGGAATAGGAGAGTGCGATAGCGCGCCGTCTGCATGATTGCGTCGGTCGGCGTGCCATCGTTGATGGTGTAGCCGATGTACACAGCGACATCGGGCGAACACGCGGTGAGCAGTTCGGTAGCCTGCTGGTAGTACGTCGCAGAAGTAGCCCCACCGATGGCCGACTTGATGACCCGGTGCTTTCTTCCGGCAGTGGCGAGCTTCGCTTCAACCATGTAGGAGAAGCTGCGGTAACCCTGCGAGGTGTCGTAGGGCGACTCTGTGACCGTATCAAACCGGCTGTCGCCCACGAACATGATGGACTTCGACCGGGTATTTGCCCCGAAAACACGGACGATCAGCGGAGCTGTCGGCGTATCCGTGATGGTCGCTGTCAGGCTTTTTGTCCAGGTCGTGGGGTCGGTGACGCAATCCCCGCTTCGGATGGCCCCTACCAGCTTCGCAGGGCCAAGCTCAGAGTTGTATTGCGTCGCGGTAGTCCAACCAGCTTTGCCACCATAGGTGCAAGGCCCTGCGCCCGGGTAGACGCGGGCAATGGCTGCGTACCATCCGGTACTGTTGCGCGAGTCCACATAGGACGGCAGCTGGATGACATCCGACCAGGCTACGTCGATCAGGTTCGCGCCCGGGTCAGTCACAGATGCGCTGGCCGCGCCGCTCCAAGTGACGGCCGTCCAGCCCGGGGTGCTGAGGGTGTTGTATTCCGTGCCCCCCACCCAGGGAGTGACAAACTTCTTGAACGTCAGATCCGCGCCGCCAGCGGAGAAATCGCACGGACCGATGTCGTCCGTTCCTGCAACGCAAGCCTTGATTCCCGTGCAATCGCCGTAGCCACCCACATGGACATAGCCGATCTGGATGGCCTCGAAAGGAATCGGCATGTTGATGCCAATAGCCCAAGTCTGGTTCAGGGTCGTTGCACGCCCAATGGGCAAACCCCACGGCTTGACCGTGATCCAGTTCTGTTCCGGCCAAGACTGGACGCGGCTGTACTGCTGCTTCGTGAACGACTGCAGTCCAGTCTTCTGCGTGTCTGTCTCGATTGCCATCTGGACTCCAGAAAAGAAAAAGCCCGGCGAACCGGGCTGAAAGTGCTATGAGCACCTGCAAAGAAAAGATTTTGGGGGCGCTCTGTGTCGAAGAGAGGCGCCAGGAACTTACATCCCTCTATTCGGGCTGTCCTGTGCCGGGAGTGTTTGACTTGTGGAGCGACCCCAAAAGGGGAAAGGCCCGCACTTGGCGAGCCTTTGAATTAGTGCCGGTCTTTCCCGGCTGTCAGGGGGTGCATGGGTTAACGCGGAAGACTTTGGACCTGCCGCGCGTCAACTCATCCCGATCACCCCACCTCCACCAGCCGTTTTCAACCGAAGGAGGAATCTTGCCGACACCAGCCCCTGCGCAAGCAGGGTTCGTCCTAATGCTAGTGCCAACGATGCGCGGACGTTACCACATCAGTAACCACCAACACAACTACCGTTCGTCAGTCGGTTTATCAGCATGGTTCGCCCGGCGTTCACCAGATCCATCAACCCTTGCCGGCTCACTCCCAGATCCCGCGCCATGCCGAATGGGTTGCCTCCGAAAACGTACACCCATCGAACCGCCTCCCGGTGCTTCTCCGGGAGTTGGGACACGGCCTTTTCAATCTCCACGGCCTCCGGGATGTTGATGGTTGGCTTCGGCTCCGGTCGCTCCCACTGCCACGCCTTTGAACGGTACTGGCGGAACATAGGGGCGACTTGCCAGCCATGAGGGCGAACCCTGACCCAAGCCGCCCACTGGTGGAGCCTGGCGTCAATCCGCTCATGCTCAGGGCGAACGATGAAGAAATCTACAAACTCTTCGCGCTTCATATTCCGTCCTTGTACTTGTGGTGGCGATCCGATCAAGCCATGCAGACCCGCAAGCTCGGATGGCTGGACCTGATCCGGTCGCCAGTGCGCTTGATTGCCTGCTCGTAACGGCTGCGGCTGATCGACAGGCGCTGCAAATCGGCGTATTCGTAGGCGGTACGGACAGCCTGAAGCTCCGGCCCGGTGAATCCGAGCTTCCCTTGCTTGCCAAACCTCGCATGAGCGGCGCCTAGGGCTCTCTGCGCCTCTTGGCATGCATCCATAGCCTCGGGGCCGATTCCGTCCTCGATCAGCGTTTCCGAGATGTTCAGCATGTCAGCCAGGTCGCGCCAT